CTTTATTAAATTTAACCACTAGCCGCCATCTTCATAAACTCATCATCGGTCATCTTTAGATAATCCGGAGTAGACGAAGTTTTCTTGCTAGCAGTTTTCTTTGTAGATGCTGCTGCTTTCCGTTTCTGGTTAAGCTTTGCAGTATCTACTTCATTTGCTTTAGTCTGTGGTACAGATGCTTGAGGTTGTTGATTACCGTGTCCCTCATTAACTATAGAGCCCTGATGTTGGAGGTATTCTGCCACTTGTCTATAAGCTACTACGTCAGGTACATTAGCTAATCTACCTACCGCACGCTCAGAGTCAATTATTGACTGAACTTTATCATAGACACCGTTATAAACGTGGTCATTGATAATTCCGATAATCTCAGGATTTTCAGATATTAACTTCTTACTTTCGTTGTCCCATTCTTTAGATAAAACATTTAATGTCTTGTCAAAAGATGGCGAATCTTTAATACCGTCTAACGCCTGGTTTATCTTAAACTCCTTATCAGATACTCCGTAGTCTGTAGGTTTATAATCTACTTCCTCGTCAGTATCTATATCTAACGGGTCAATGCCACTATCTTTAATAAGTTTAGCAATTGCTTTAGGGTTCTTCTTAGATAAGTCAATTAAGTTATTCAGCTTCGCAGCATCTAACAAACCTTCTTTTTCTAACATACTAACAATCTTTAGATTCGGATTTAACGCCTGCATCTTCTGATTATAGTCAGCACCCTTCTGCATTAACGAAATAGCATCATCGACAGTGTCGACTTGCATCATTCGCTTGCTAGCCTTAAACGGTGACATAATCCGTTTATATGCACCCTCAAAATCTACTCCGACAGTTTCTTGAGTATCCTCATTCGTTTCAGTCGTTTCGGTATTTGTAGTTACATCTGTATCCTGAGACTCTGTGGAGTTATCATCATTAGTTGGTTCATCCTCCGCTAGAGTATCCTCTACCGGGTCGGTTACTTCATCTACTGAATCATCTGCGTCAGATTCATCGGTGTTACTTTCAGCTACTACTTCTTCAGTAGTACCCTCATTCGATTCTGCTTCGAGAGTTTGCTCTCCGTCTGCTTCATCAATCTGGTTAGTTTCTTGAGCTTCTAGTTCTTGGTCTAGTTCTTCCTCAAGCATACTTAAATCTTGTTTTAGGAATTCTTCGTCATTCATTCCTAATGCGTTATCTAATGCCATTATGCTAAGCCCTCCTGAATAAGCAGTGCTTTAGTTTCTTCATCTTCAGCAAGCTGTTGTTCAGATTGAACTCCTCTTGACAATACACTATCGAAAAACTTCGCTAGTGAACCGATACCATAAATCATCTTATCGATAACTTTCTGCTGCTCTTCAGTTAAGTTAGAGCTTTTAGCCATAACTAGTCTCGCAGCTTCTTCCTTAAAGTAATACTCAGTGATTACTTTTTTAAAGTCTATATTCTTCTGTAGCTTAACCATACTATCTTTAACATCTACAAAATGTTTTGACTCTGTCATACTTACTTCTAATACTTCTACTTGCTCTTCAGTGTTCATCGTGTGTCCTCAAAATGAGATTAAACAAAGTAAAGTTACTTTAACCGGATTATATCACGGTTTTTTAAACATTACCCTCCATTTAACACAGGGTCGTTAATAATTGCATCTGCAAACTTATTATCCATCCCGTGTCCTTGGTCGACCTTCTTCATGTTTTCCTCATGCTGGCGACCTACACCAGACTCTTGTTCCACGAAGTTGAGGTCTTCCAAGTCAGACTTACTATTAAGATTTCTATTCTTAGCCATCTCAGTAGCAGTCTTAGCCTTCTTGTATTCAACATCTACAGTATTCTCAGCAGCCTTAGCTTGTTCATTAGATATCTGTGCCTGTAGTAGTTGCATTTCAAGTTGTGCTTTCTGTTCAGCCATAGGATTAGGTTGTGGCTGGTATTCTTTAATTTGTTTGCTTAGGTCAGGCATCTTACGTAAACGCGCAATGTCTGCTAATATCATTTGTGACATAGCTGGGTCCATATTATTACCCATAGTTTGCAACATGAATGATAACTCTTGAGCTTTCTCATTATCTGCTTCAGCTGTAGATATGTTTAACTTAATATCATACATTCCACCTAAGTCTTCACGGTTAATAGCAACGAACTCTTCGTTCGTGACTCTGATAATCTCTTGGTCAGATAAAAACTCTGCATTCATAGAGATAATTTTACGTCCTATCTGGTTAATACCATTAGCTAATCTACGTAGGATACCTAACTCACGTTTAGATGAAGCATCTAGTGCTGACCTAATACCAGTAGCTGTTGTACCTAATGCTTGACCTGTAATACCCTGACTAAACGCTTTAACACCTGTAAGAGACTCAGCTTCATTATTCTGAAGATTTAACATATTCAAAGCACTTCCAGGAATCTCTGGGTACACTTCCATGTGGAAAGCTTGTCTAGGGTCTACATTAGAATTAAACTTATAATCCGCACCTTGTTCAAACTTACGAGCATTAGTTACGTCTAGAGCATCTTTACGGATACCCATCTGACCATTAGCACTTCTACCGATAATATCAATCATACCACGAGTTACAGCACCTACAATCTTCTGATTGTCTTCTAGTAATGCTCCATCGGGTTCACCATAGATGGACTTACGTCTAGGTAAATATTGTATTGCTACAAAAGGTAACTTCTTATCTGGGAATGGATTCTCATCCATTCTAATTAATGTATTACCTACCCATGACGCTACAAAAGGTTCTGCCTCACCTGTATCATTAATATCCCAGAAACCCCAATACTCATGTACTACAATTTTCTTACGTGCATCATCTTTAAACTTAAAACTACTATCATCACCTGATTCAAAATCAGGCTCATTAAGTGGACTACTGTTATCTAAAGATACATACTTTAAATTATCATATCTACCGTCTTTCTTAAGTTGTGACATTGATGTTTCAAAACTATAAATAACAAACTCTGCAATATTTAAGTCACCTTGACAAGTTGGGTCAATAACTACATTGTTGTAATCACATACCTCTAACTCAGGCTGATTCTTAAGAATTTTAACTTGTTCTTCTGTATGTGAACCTACTTGTACAGGCATAACTGCTTCACCACTTTGCATAAATATTTCATGCGCTTGTTGCATCTCTGGTGGAACTTCTGATTGAAACTGTTCAGGATTCTGCTCCATCATGCCATGTAGTTGCTGATGTACTTGGTCTGCTCCTTGTGTAAGTTGGAAATCAAAATCTGGTACTTCAATTTCTTCAATTTCTTCTTCGTACTCCCAGCCCACTTTAACTACAACAGTGCCTTCATCTACAGCTGTACGGATATACTCATCAATAAACTTAGTTTTATCAATCTTACAGTTAATCTGATAATTTAAAACTTGACCATTTTGAATAGCAGCTTCTTTATCTTCGAATGTTGCAGGTGCTGTATTAAATAAGTCATCTGTAGACAGGAAAGGTTCACTTAATGCAGCATAACGCCACTCAGCTTGTTTGCGGATAAGCTTAGGTACAATCTTAGACCTACCCTTCTTAGCTTTAATTTGTTGGTCACCATTTAAGTTACTTAACCAGGTATCCACTTCAAGTACATGGTCAGTATGTGCTGATTGTGCTTCTTGGTAGTCTTGTTTAAGTTCTTCTAACTTAGGTGGGTTATCCCATTCAGTTAATTTTTTTGCTTCACTTAAGTCTAAGTCTAACTCATCTTTGTTTTCTTTCATCCGACTATTTCCTTGTATGGTTTCATCTTATACACAGTCATGCCATTATATTCTTGAGATGTAGTAACGTATTTACTAAAAAACTCTACACTGTTTTCAAATAAATTACAGTATGTAGTTCTATCTCTCACTATCTCAATAAAAAAATATTCTAATACTTCACTAAAATTTCTTTTAGCTTCCATTGTATCGGCAATAGCAATGCTGGTTATAAAGTAACCTGGTAAAGCTTTATCATAAATATAGTATAAATAAGCTTGACCCTTATGTATTGCCGTGCAATGGTTAAATTTAACTTCCATCAATTAATACCAAAATTTAATTTATTTGCCCCAATTTTCACTAAACCAGTTTTTAATACCTTGAATATCAATTTCTTGTTGTTTAGGTTGTTTAACAAAACTAGGTAAACTTCCATCATCACTAGGCCAAGATGTTACAGCTTTAGCAGCACCCGCATCTGTTTTCCAGAAATCAGAATCAGTATCTGCTGCCCAAAAACCATCACCTTCTATTCTAGTTAAACCATCACCTTCTATTCTATTTCCACCAACTTTCCACCTAAACCCAGGATTTTCTCCCCAAGGGTTTACATCAGCAGGAAGTTTTTCCACAGCCATATTATCATCTATGATATTAGCTCTATAAAAACTATCAAAAGATTGTTGAGGTTTTACCCATGCATTAGGTTGCTGTGTAACAGGATTAACACTGGTGACTACACTTTGATTATTTTTAAAATCACTACCCATAGCAGCAATATTGCCAGGGTTATATTGCTTATTTCTTGCTTCGCTAAGTTGCGCCCTATTACCACTATCAATTAGATAACTATCTCCATTTGCATTCCAAACTCTTGTTTTTCCTTCAGGGGTTTTGACTGAAGTATCAACTTTACTCATAGCTTGTAACTGTTTATGTAATTCTGGTAAATCATTTGTTGCTTTTTGTCGAGCCATAAAATCAAGCAATTCCATTTCTTTTGTATAATCATCAAAACTTAATTCTTTATTTTTTCTTTCTTCTGCTAATCTTTTAGCATTATTAGGACGTCCTGGACGTATATTGTTGTTTACTTTAGCTATTACTTTCTTTACTGTTTTTTTATTGTTAGCATCACTATCTTTAAAACCCTGCGCCATACGTTGAGCATCACCAGTTTTAAACCCATACGCCATAATCTGGGCATTCTTCATATT